GCTGGTTTCGACCCCGTTCTGATCTCCCTGATCAGACGTGCAATGCCTAACCTGGTCGCATATGACCTGGCAGGTGTTCAGCCAATGTCTGGTCCTACTGGGCTGATCTTCGCAATGCGTTCACGTTACACCAATCAGAGTGGAACTGAAGCACTGTTCAACGAAGCAGATTCCGCCTTCTCTGGTCAGGATGACGGCTTCAACCTCACCGCAGGTTTCACCGACGTTAACGCTGGTCTGGGTACAACTGCTCAGTCTGGTACTAACCCATCGGTCCTGAACCCTGTAGGTACTGCCACCTCAACCGCCTATGACGTTGGTCAGGGAATGGTTACAGGTGACGCTGAGAACCTGGGTAATGGAACTGGTAACCAGTTCAACGAGATGGCCTTCTCGATCGAGAAAGTCACCGTAACCGCCAAGTCAAGAGCCCTGAAGGCTGAGTACTCACTGGAACTCGCCCAGGACCTCAAGGCAATCCACGGTCTGAACGCTGAAGCTGAACTCGCCAACATCCTCTCCACAGAGATCCTGGCTGAGATCAACCGCGAAGTTATCAGAACCATCTATAAGGTTGCTGAGCAAGGCGCTGTTTCTAACACTGCCACTGCTGGTGTATTCGACCTGGACATCGACTCCAACGGACGTTGGTCGGTTGAGAAGTTCAAGGGTCTCCTGTTCCAAATCGAGCGCGACGCTAACGCTATCGCACAGAGAACTCGTCGTGGAAAGGGCAACATGATCCTCTGCTCTGCAGACGTTGCCTCCGCCCTGACGATGGCTGGAATCCTGGATTACACTCCTGCTCTGAACGCCAACCTGAACGTTGACGACACTGGCAACACCTTCGCTGGTACCATCAACGGTAAGTTCCGCGTCTACATCGACCCATATGCTGCTAACCTGGCTGCTGCTAACACAGCAACCGATTCAGGTAACCAGTACTACGTCGTTGGTTATAAGGGTTCTTCACCTTATGACGCTGGTCTGTTCTATTGTCCTTATGTTCCCCTGCAGATGGTTCGTGCCGTCGGTCAGGACACCTTCCAGCCAAAAATTGGATTCAAGACTCGTTATGGTCTTGTTGCCAACCCATTCGCTGAGGGTACAACCCAAGGACTCGGACGCCTTCGCGTTAACTCCAACCGTTACTACAGAAGAGTACAAGTGAAGAATCTGATGTGATTCTTATCACACTTCTGTGTTATAATCAAGGGACCTTCGGGTCCCTTTTTTTATGTCAAGACCCATAACAAACACCACTGGTACCTATAGAAATAATAGTATCCACAAAAGGAATGCTCAGAATCATAGGGACTATGTTCGCAGTAGAAGAAATAAAAGAAAGCAAATACTTGTAGAACAATTTGGTGACAAGTGTCACGATTGTGGAAACTCATACCCAGTGTGTTGTTATGATTTCCACCATATAGATGAAAGAACTAAATTGTTTGAGATTGCCCCAGCATTGGATGGCAATATGGATAGAATCTTTGAGGAAGTAAAAAAATGTGTGATGTTGTGCTCGAACTGCCACAGGATAAGACACGCGAAATAAATAAAGAAACTGACGAACCTGTTCTCTGTAATCACTGTGGACGGACAGCATCCAACGGGTTAGTTTGTATTGGTATGTGTGTCGCAGATTCAGGTTACTAATGCACGAAGAAGATTTCCAACAAGATCCAGATTACGTCATGGAGTTTGACATGAGAGATGTGAAACTCCTTTATAAGTCTGTTTGCTTTTATCTTCAGAACTGGCCAGGTTACCCTGCATGTCCCATTGAGGAACAACAGGAACTTTCTTACATGAAGGATTACTTGTATCGCCTCATTCTCGAAGATATGTGGAATAAATAACATCACTCACTTCTGATGTTATGAAATACATTAAGTGGTTCGCTGGAAGTGTTGGTGTCATCATTGCAGTGGCTCACATCGGAGTGATTGGGCACCTCATTAAGAGAGAACCAGTTCAAATTAATTATCCTCCAGTTGGAGATTACACAACGTATTCAATCACTGTAAATCCAGACGGAAGTTACACGATTGATTATAAAGGACATGACCCCACTGTTCTTGATAACACGACTTATACCGATCAATCCAATGGTGTCTTTGGAATCGGTGGAAGATCAACCACAACTGTTGAACGACAGTATGTTCCTAATGAAGTTTCTCAGGAGGTTGACTCTGAGGGAAAGCCAGTTGCGAGGTCCGAAGAGTGCATCAAGGCGGAAGGTGGAGGAGAGAATGCAGGTAGATTGGTTGGTGCAAGTTTAGGAGCAGCAGCCGCACCATCAATCGCAGGCATTCCTTACATCGGATGGCTCGCAGCAGGTTGGGCAGTAATGTTGGGACAAGACATGGGATCCAACGTTGGTGGTGAGATTGCCACTCAGATCAAAGGCTGCTGATAAATAACTAAAAAACACCATGGCAGTTCAGAAGCCAATTAACACCCAGATTGAGAATAGAAACTTTCTGCAACCCAGAGGTTTCACGTTCTCAGTTAATCGTGCACCCAAGGTTTCTTACTTTGGAAGAAAGATTAACCTGCCTGCATTGGAACTGGACATTGCCAGACAACCAAATTACCTGAGAGAGATTCCTCTTCCAGGAACAATGATTGACTTTGAAGACCTGACCTTTGAGTTCTTGGTCGATGAAGATCTCAAAAACTATATGGAGATTCAAAACTGGATTCGTGGAATCGGTTTCCCAGAGAGTCTAAGTGAGATTTATAATTGGCAGAAGAAAAGCGACACCATTAATGTCGAACAAGAACCACGTTCAGAATTGAACTTGTATTCTGACGGTACAATGACAATTCTTGATTCGATGAATAACGCATCGTTCAAGGTCAAGTATCAGAACCTGTTCCCTTATCGTCTCTCCACTCTGCAATTCGATGCAACGCTGCAAGATGCAGAATTCTTTACTGCACAAGTCAGTTTTAAATACATGATGTATAATATTGACGAGATTACGTCCTGCTGTTAATGGTTGACCTTGAAACAATCCAATCGATGTGGGTCAAAGACTCCAAGATGGATCATGATAATCTCCACACCGAATCACTCAACATCCCCATCCTTCACGCAAAGTATTACGACTTGTATAACAACATTCAGTTGTTGAGGAAGAAGGCGGATCAACAAAGAAAGAACATTCGCCACGAACGTTATGAATACTTCTCAGGCAAAGCAGATCCAGAAGTTTACATCGACAACCCCTTCCCTAAAAAGATTCGAGATAAAGACACTCTTCAGAAGTATTTGGATGCTGATGAAAAACTCTCAGGAGTTTCGTTGAAGATTGAATATTATGATGTCATGCTGAAGTATCTTGAAGAGATTCTAAAACAGTTGGCACAGAGAACTTATCAGATTAAGAATGCCATTGAGTTTATGAGATTCTCAGCTGGACTTGGGTAACTAAATAGGTCAGACACATGGTGACATGGCTGACCTTGTTATTGAAAAAGTCAACGAAGTATATCTAAAGATCACAACTGAACCTCACATTGAATATGAACTAAGGGATCGCTTTACCTTTGAAGCACCCAATGCAAAGTTCATGCCTCAATATCGTAAAAGGAATTGGAACGGAGAGATTCACCTTTTCGACATGAGGACCAAGAGGATTTACATTGGTCTGTTGGATAAGATTGTGGCATTCTGCGATCAAGCAGGATACACTTATTCGTTTGAAAATAATAAGTTTTACGGATTGCCTTTCGAAGTCAATGACTTTGTAAGTAAAGGCGGTGTCAAGGATTACATGAATGCCATCACACATCTCCAACCCAGAGATTATCAGATTGATGCTGTTTATGATGCGCTGAGATATAACAGAAAACTTCTCATCTCACCCACTGCCTCTGGTAAGTCTTTCATGATTTACACACTGGTGAGATACTTTGTTGCAAGAAAACAAAAGATTCTTTTGGTGGTCCCCACAACTTCTCTTGTGGAACAGATGTTCAAAGACTTTCAAGAGTATGGATGGGATGCTCAGAATCACTGTCACAGGATTTATGCTGGACGTGAAAGAACCAATGTCAATGAAGTCACCATCACAACTTGGCAATCCATTTATAACTTAGACAGAAGTTTCTTCGAAGACTTCAATGTCATCATTGGTGATGAAGCACACTTGTTTAAGAGTAAGTCTTTGATTGGTGTAATGACAAAGTTACATCATGCGAAATACAGGTTTGGTTTCACAGGAACACTCGATGGAACTCAGACACACAAGTGGGTTCTGGAAGTACTCTTTGGTCCATCTTACAAAGTCACTCAGACCAAGAAACTTATTGATGAGGGACACCTTGCCACTCTTGACATTCAGTGTGTGGTTCTGAAACACAAACCCAAAAAGTTTGACACATATGA